AAAGAGATAAACACCTGGCGACTTCTCAACCCGGACTATCAAGTCACAGTCTGGGGCAACGACTCTCTCAAAAACTCGTGGCATCTTGCTAACGCCATGCGTTACTACTCTAACGAGCTGTGTGGTGTAGCAGATTGCATGCGCTGGGAAATCTTGTACAAGTACGGTGGTATCGCTTTAGACGCTGATAGCGAGTGCCTGAGAAGTCTGGAAGACTGGCTGCTGGAACCAGACATATTTGCCTGCTGGGAGTCAGAACTTTTAAGACCTGGGTTGATTGCAAACGGCATCGTCGGGGCTGTACCCGAACATCCTTTGATCGGTCAGATCATTGCCGACATGAAAGAAGAGACGCCAGACGCTCCACCGTGGCAGTGGTCAGGGCCGGGCAGAATCACACGAGCTGTACATGAACATCAGTACCGGGATATCACGATCTACCCAAGTCACTACTTTCTGCCGACACACTTTGCCGGTCTTCCTTACTCTGGTAAGGGACATGTATTTGCCAGTCAAGCCTGGAACAGCACACGGAGGGTCTGGTGATCTTTCTCATAAACTCTGCTATCAACAACGACCCGATAAGGCTTACAGAGACTTTAGACGGCCTAGAATCGATTTGGAGGCGCTACCCTCTGTCTGATATCTGGATTGCAGAATCGTCGCGCCAAGGCCTTTCTAGTGCGTTTGTGGGGCATATCCCGGTAAGAGCAAAACTGTTTACGTTTTGGGATGACCCGTATGTCAAGCGAGTGTATAGCGAACGTCAAGAATTAGGATTTATTAAGAGTGCTATCGAGGCTTATACGACTCGTGAATTATTACGTCAGCCAATGTTTCACAACCGGATCTTCAAACTTTCCGGGCGGTATGAGCTTACAGATAACTTCAGGCCGGAAGATCACAAGTTGGCGACATTCAAGCGAGCGTTACCTACCGGGTTTAGCCAGGAGCAATGCGGCACGACTGGTATGTTGATGACTCGGCTCTACTCGTTCTCGCGTGAGTTGATCCCGGTTATCAGAGATACGTTGTCTGAAATTCAGGAGTATCACTGGCACAAGTGGGGGTCTGGTGGGGTGTTTGACCTTGAGCATGGCTTTTATAAGTTTCTACCTAGACAACATTTGCACGAACTTGATACTATAGGTGTTAGGGGCAGAATCGGCCACTTATCTCATTATGTCGAGGATTGACATGCCTATCACGTCAAAAGCGCAGCAACGTCTCATGTATGCGGCTGCTGGCAGTAAGAAGGTGGCTAAACAGACCGGTGTGCCTATGTCTGTTGCAAAAGAGATGATTGCCAAGACCCCTAAAAAAGCCTACGGCAAGATGCCAGCTAAAAAGGGGAAGATGTGATGCAGTGCCCTATCGCTACTCAAGATCAGAAAGCTAACGACAAGAATAAGTCGGAGGCTGAGTCAAAAGCTGGTTATGCTGAGGCTGAGGATGACGAGTACAAATGCGGTAATTGTGCGCGGTTCATTCAAACGCCTGACATGATCGAGTGCATTGTTGCTGGCCTGCCGGAAGAAATGCAGGACATTGTTGACGATGATGACGTCGGTTACTGCGCTCGCTGGGACTTCCGCTGTTCAGAAGACTACGCTTGCGACCGTTGGCTTGCTGGTGGCCCTGTAAAGGGAATGACAGAAAAGCACAAGATTATGTTAAAGATGGCTCGGATGATGGAGGACGAATAATGGGTACTACCAATCAGCCGAACTACAAGAAAAAGCCTAAGCCTGCCAAGAACAATGCTCCCATGTTGCCGAGTAAAAAGAAATGAAAGCGATCTGGGATAAGCCCAGGCCTAAAAAGCTGGGCAAGCCTGACCCGCTGAGCAAGAAAGAGAAGCGGTCAGCTAAGGCGATGGCAGCATCTGCTGGCCGACCTTACCCCAATTTAATCGACAATATGCGAGCCGCGAGAAAGAAATGATTAAGCGCGGGTCAGAGACGTTTGCTGGGTACAACAAGCCTAAGCGCACGCCAGGCCATCCGACCAAGAGTCATGCGGTACTGGCAAAGTCGGGTGAGGATGTAAAGCTCATCAGGTTTGGTCAGCAAGGTGTATCTGGAAGCCCTAAGAAAGAGGGTGAATCCGCTGCTGACAGAAAGCGCCGAGAGTCGTTCAAAGCAAGGCACGCTGAGAACATTGCAAAAGGCAAGATGTCCGCTGCTTACTGGGCAAACAAAGTCAAGTGGTAAATCATGGACATGAACGAACTTCTGCGGCTGCTGGGCTTACGTCAGGCGTATGACGCATATCAGCGCAACATTGGCCAGCCTGTAGCTAACGTAGCTGGGCCGTTTGGCAGGGGTTTGCTGGGGCTAGAAAGGCCAGAGTACGGAGAAGAAGAAGCATACCGAACAGGTCAGGCGGTAGGTAATATGCCTGCTGTTGCTGCTCCTGTTGGGGCATTTAAGGCTGCTGCACAAATTCCTGGGTTGCTAGAAGCTGCTGGCGTTGCTCCTGCAATTTTTATTGGCCCGAAATCTAAGTCATGGAACAAAGCAAGCGCGGAAGCGTTCGAGAAATTAGAAAAACAAGGAGTGTCTAACAAAGATGCTTACATGCAAACTGGCACGTTTAGATCCCCAGACGGTAAATTGCGGCAAGAAATAAGCGATATCGGATCGGTTCCAGGCCAGAAATTGTTTAGTTGGGGTGAGAGGAAAGACCTTGAGCAAGGTAACACAACGACGGTAAGAAGGCAAAAAGCATTACTTCATCCAGAATTGTCTGCTGCTTACCCAGATACTAAAACAATAGGAGTCACACTGGTTCCCGAGCAGTTGCAAGCAATTCCTGGCAAAGGTGCGTATATGCCAGATTTTGACTCAATAAAGGTTGATGTTGCAGAAAATTTAGCCCCAAATAGATCGTTAATGTTGCATGAGTTACAGCACGCAATTCAAAAAAGAGAAGGGTTTGAACCTGGTGGGTCGCCTTCTGAATTCAAATCAGGGCCAATGTTTTCTCAAGTAGCTAAAGATTTGAATGCTGATTTAAGTAAAGAACTGACGGGAGGAATAGGATTACCTCCTAGTGATGTTGTCGGGATGATTTCTTATTCTTACGGTGATCCTAAAGCTTTGCAAGCCATAGCGCAAAATTATGGATTTAAGTCAATTGATGACGCAATTACCTTTCTTAAATCAGAGGATATAAAGCGAACTCCGTTTGGGCAATATCAACGGTTAGCAGGAGAAGCAGAAGCCAGAGCAGTACAGGCTAGGATGAACTACCCAATAGAAGAATTGCGGAAGATGTTCCCGCTAGAATCGTATGATGTTCCAATCGATCAGTTGATTGTTCGCGGCTTGTTAAACAAATGAAAATATACGTCGACACAAAACCATATTGGCATGCGATTATCGACGATTTCTTGATAGACCCAGACCCTGTAGCAAGAGAGTTCCCAGCGCAAGATGATAAGTGCTGGTTCCGCTACGACAACCCGCTAGAGATAAAGCAGACCTGCAACCACTACGACAGGTTCGGCAAAGAGACGTACAAGACATTCACTTACTTCAGCAGCGCAGAAATGCTGTACATGCTGGAGTCGTTAACAGAAGCCAGGCTCATCCCGGATATAGGTCTACACGGTGGTGGGTTACATCAGCACGGCAGGGGTGGCAAGCTAAACGTGCACCTAGATTACAACATGCACCCTAAGCTGCCGTTACAGAGGCGGCTGAACCTTATCGTTTACCTCACCCCTAACTGGCAAGAGGACTGGGGTGGTCATCTAGGTCTGTACAGCAACCCAGATACGCTAATCAAATCAATCACCCCAAACTACAACCGGGCGGTGGTATTCGACACTAGAGGTAGCTGGCACGGTTTGCCAGAACCGATAGACTGTCCCCAGGGCGTGACAAGAAACAGTCTAGCAATGTATTATCTATGCGAGCCTGACAATACGGACAACAGGAATAGGGCGCTGTTTGCTCCAACAAAAGACCAAAAAAAAGACCCGTACGTTGCCAGGTTGATACAGTCAAGAAGTAAGTAATCACTGACCAACCCAAGGGAGTCAGGTTTGTGGAAGATCGTAAAATACAGAATCAAAATTTGAGTCGACAAGGAAAAGGTCGGCCAAAGGGTTCTCCTAATCGAGTCCATGCCAGCATGAAGCAGGCGATTGCTGAGGCATTTGAGCAGTTGGGTGGTTCTCAAAGAATGGTGCAGTGGGCGCAAGAAGACCCAAAGCACCTTACAGAGTTTTATAAGCTGGCGGCTAGACTCATTCCAGTTGAGACTCAGGTAACAGGGTCAAACGGTGGCCCTATCCAGACGGTACTAGAGATTGTCGGCATCCAGAACCAGGATTGAAATACCGCACAAGCTCCTGCCTATCTTCCAGCCTAAACGGTACAAGGTTATACACGGTGGCAGGGGAAGCGGTAAAAGCTGGTCTGTAGCCCGCGCACTTGTTTCGCTGGGTGCATCCAAGCCTATCCGGGTTCTCTGCGCGAGAGAAACTCAGAAGTCTATCCAAGAGTCCGTACACAGGCTATTAAAAGACCAGATCGAGTCTCTAGGCTTAGATCAGTTCTACACCATCCAAGAGAACAAGATTCTCGGCACAAACGGCACAGAGTTCACCTTTGCAGGTATACGTCAGCAGGGTGTCTTCAACCTCAAAAGCTACGAGGGTACGGATATCTGCTGGGTGGAAGAGGCTCAGGTCGTTACAAAGAAGAGTTGGGACGTACTGATACCAACGATCAGAAAGCCAGGCTCAGAGATATGGGTGACGTTTAACCCGGAACTCGATACAGACGAAACCTTCAGCCGGTTCGTTGTTAGACCGCCAGAAGAATCTGTCATTATTGAGATGAACTGGCAGGATAACCCTTGGTTCCCGCCTGAACTTGATAAAGAACGCAGACAGTGGTTAGACCGTGATCCTATTGGCTATCTCACGACATGGGAGGGTAAGTGCCGACCCGCGGTCGAGGGGGCTATTTATGCCAATGAGATTGAGGCCACACAGAGGGAAGGCAGGATCAGAGCGGTTCCATACGATCCGCAGCTTAAAGTTCATACGGTCTGGGACTTGGGCTGGAATGACTCCATGTCGATTATCTGCGTGCAGAGGGTTGCGTCAGAAGTCCGGGTGATCGATTACATAGAAGACTCTCACCGAACGATTGACAGCTACGTCATGCAGTTACAAGAGAGAAAGTGGAACTGGGGCACCGATTACATACCGCACGATGGCGCTCACCGTGACTTCAAGTCTGGCAAATCTACGCAGGAACTCTTGCAGACCCTTGGTAGAAACGTCCAAGTATTAGCCAGAGGTAACCCGGAAGAGGGGATAAGGTTAGCCAGGATGATATTTCCCCGCACTTATTTCGATGCTGACAGGTGTACAGAGCTGGTTAATCACCTCAAAAGATACCGTCGGCAGATCAATCAGGTTACGCAGGAAGCTGGTGCGCCTTTGCACGATGAGCATTCTCACGCTGCTGACGCCTTCCGATACCTTGCTCAATCGTTAGATATGATGAATAATGACAACTGGGGCAAACCCTTGCCTGTTAACACACGTTGGGTGGTCTAATGCTAGTCCCACAGGGCAATATCGTTTTGCGGCGTGACTATGATCGTGATATTGCAGAACTACGCCAGCAGATCAACGAACTTCGGCAGCTACTCACCGAAAAGGAAGAGAAGCGCCCCTACACCAAGCGAGCAGAAAAATGGATGAAGGACGCCTTGCATCAATCCTGAGTGCAGAGATTGATGACGCCATTGGCATGCTGGACAGCGAAACAACCGCCCAGCGTGCTGAAGCCCTGAATTACTACCTGCGTAACCCGTATGGCAACGAAGTAGAGGGGCG